ATTGATGAAAAAGATGATTTAAAATTTGGTCACATCATAGATAACATGGAAGATTTAGTTAATAACCATTTAGCTAACATTGATGAAGTAGGCAAACAAACCTGGAAAGATGAATTAGAATACACACATTGGGCAGATGGCATTAATACATATTTTTTAATGTATGTAGATTTGGTTGGCCAAACAGAATTTTTTGATATTAAAAATGTATTTGGCACACTAACTAAAACTAAAAAAGGTTTTAGTTATTCCAAAAAAAAATGCCCAAAAGTTCCATACCATTCAGATTGTATGCAGCTTGCCTTGTACAGTAAGGAACTACCAAAACTTAAACCTTGCCTGACTTATGCAAGTGATAGCGATAGAATTGTTTTTACACCTAGCAACTGTGTAGAACTTAGACCTGAGAGCTTACAGTATTACTATGAAGAATTAGTGTTGTACCAAAAATGTTGGGAAACAAAATTAGAATTAGCTAATGGCGACCCTAAAGTTCTAGCAAAACTTTGCAAACCTGACCTATCAGAAATTAGAAAAGATGGCTTTTGGTGGAAAGGTTTAGATCCAGAAATTATTAAAAGATTTAGAGGTTATTATGAACTTTAAAACATTAATTGCACATTACGATTCATTGCCAAAAGATCAGCTAATACAAAAGCTAGTAGATAAAAATGCTTTGCTGCTTAAACAAGAAAATGAAATCACCAGGCTTACCAAAGAATTAAAAGACGTTAGAGAAATAGAACAAGATCACAAACAATTAAATGGAAATTTACAAAAAGAACTAGAAAAATTAAGGGAGAGAAAATGAAAACTTTACAGGAAGCTATAGCTCAATTTAAAGCAAGTATTAAAAAAACAGATTATGAAAAAGTAAAAGGCAACAGAGATTATCTTGGTGTTGCTTACCGATTAAAATTTTGTAGAGAATTTTTTGGAGAAAGACTTCAAATTATTACAAAAAGTATTGAGCTATCTAATGGCTCTCATAAATTTATAGCTGAAATTTTTATAGATAATAATTGTTTAGCAGTTGGTGAGTCTAAACAAATGCACAATAAAGAAAAAGATTTTGAGAAAACTCAAACTGTAGCAATTGGTAGAGGATTAGCTTTTCTTGGATTTATGGGTGATGAGATTGCATCTAAAGAAGAAATGGATCAGTTTTATAGAACTGATGAAACTATTGCCGAACCAAAAGAAGAAAATAAACCATCAAAAACAGTTTCAAAAAATATTACTCAGTTAGCTAATGATTGGATTAGTCAAATGCAAACTGTTGCAAAACATTCTAAGTCACAACTTTATTTCGAAAAAAATTTAACTCCTATTAAAGATAAATACAAAGACGATTTACTTTTAATAGCAGCTGACCCTATTGAACAGCTAAGAGTTGATACAGAATACAACAAACTAAAATCACAAATACAATCAAGAGGAACAAATGGCAGATAATAATTACGATAACACAGGTGCAATGTGGAAAAGACAAGCTAGGGATAATGACGATCCTGGTAAAAAATATCCACACTATGAGGGTAACTTAACTATTGGTGGTAGCAAAAAAAAAGTTGCTGCATGGTTAAATGTTGAAAAAACAAAAGATACTCAACCTGACATCAGTTTGAAAATATCAGACTTCATCGAAAAAAAGGATTAAGTTATGGAAAGTAAAAACCCTCCTCACTATCAAAAAGCAATACAAACTTGCGATGCCATTATGAGTCAAATGACTCCAGAAGAAAACATCGGCTTTTTGAGAGGATCAGCAATGAAATACTTATCTAGGTTTGGTGCTAAAGGAGGGCAAACACTAGAGAAAGCAATTATGGATTTAGAAAAATCTAATTGGTTTAACCAAAAGTTAATTAACTATTTAAAAAGTCTAGCAAGCGATGGCAATGATTTACGAAATACTAAAACCAACGTAACAAATTTATTTGAGGAAATTAAATGATACTTAAAAATAGAAATGGCAATGGCAATGGTCATATCTACCTTAGCCAAATTAAAAAGGATGTGCTGAACTTTATTAAGCACTTCATAGAAACTTATGACTATGCTCCAACCTATAAAGAGATTGGTGAAAAATTTCAATTCACTAGAGCAAGAGCTGGTGCTTTGATTGCAGAGTTTCGTAAATTAAATTTGATTAGTAAAAGCAACCAGGCACATAGAAATATTGCCTTATCAGATAAGCAAATAAAATTAATTCCAACATTAAAAGTTAATAAAAGTTACTCAACAATGGAGTTCAGAAAATGAGCAAAGTAACAAAAGAAAGTTTTTTTGAAGCGAACTTTAGAGTTGATGAAGAATTTGACAATGCAGAAATAGCTGCAAAATCAAATACTCCTAGCAATGATGCTAGGGTTACTGTCTTAGATATTAAGTTTGATAAATCTAGGATTAAATTAAACAAAGATGAGGAGTCTAAAGAGGATGGCTTTAAGTAAAAGTAATAGTCTTACAAGACGTTACCAAAAACTTGATAAGTATCATGCTGAGATTATGAAACCAGCTAAGTCTGGCAAAGCAAGACAGTGTGTTCATTCAAGCGTAGCGTTCAAAAAATATGTTAAGACTTTTAGGCAGATATGCTTGGTAGAAAATGAAGATGCCAAGTTCATGTATTCGCCTTAATAACTGATGTACTTAAAAGTTGTAAAAAACTATAGGCTAGGAGTCTGCTCAAATTAAGGAGAGAAAGATGGCATTGAGTAAATCCAAAACAGATTTTGAAGTAACGATTGCAAAAGCTGTTGGTAAGAAAATAAAATATTGTAGAGAAAATTATTATAGATCGGTTAAAGAAATAGTAGATGGTGAGTTTAAAGGTACTTATAAACCAGTTAAAATGCTTGTTACTCAATCAAGGTTAGCAAAGTTTTGCGGTGTAACATTTCAACAGATTCAAAAATATGAGAAAGGGGACAATAGTTGTAGCTTACCGAAGCTACTAATGGTTGCAGCATTTTTTCAAAAACCAATAACTTATTTTTTAGAAGATATAAATTTAGAAGAATTATTAGGGCAAGACACTTCTCCAAATAATAACCCAATAGCTCCCTCTTTAAAAGAGTATGGGATAACAGAAAAAAGTAAGTGTCATTAAATGTGAAAACTATAAGAGCTTTGTAAAAGAAACTCTTATATTTATTTGTTGTGTGATTGAGGGGGAGAGAAATCTCCCCCTTTTTTTTTATGTATTTTGTAATTTGGAAACCTAAAGATAAATTTACTAGCTTTAGCAATGCACTGTTTGCATTGGAAAAGGATGCTATAGAGTTTGCTAAAAAAAGTATTAAACGAAAAATAGAATGGGATGTAGTCCTCTACAATTCAGAGAACTACGATAAGTATTGGTATAAATAATTAACCCCAATTGTAGTGTTTGTTTTGATAATCTATGTTCTGCACTTCATCACCATTGCTTTGATATGGTTTGATGTAAGTGTCCTGGACAAAGTTAATATCCTTATCCCCTAGTGCTTTTGCCAAATCTATAGCGTTAGTGTACTTGCCGGTATATGCCCAGTAAGTAGCTGTGAAATGGCGAAAGAAGTACGATTTTCTATCTATGGGTAGTTGCACCTTATTTTTAGCTAGCACCCTCTCTAAATGGCTAATAATAGCTTCAATACATATATATTTACCTTTGCTATTAAGAAACAATATAGATTGTTTGCTAGGCAAAGAATTAACATAATCTGTCAAAACATCTTTAAGTGCAGTAGAAATAACTAAAGTTCTATTACCATTAACTGTCTTAGTATCGCCAAGTTTCTTTTTAGCTTTGACCGCTTTATCAAATCTAATCATTGGTATATTGCCTTTAAACAATAAGCTTTTTCTATCTAAGGCTCTGGCCTCACTTGGTCTGCAAGCAGTTTCAAGCAGAATCATACAGATAATTTGAATCATTTTATTACTTATACCGCTAACAATATTAGACACTCTCTCTAACGACCACTCATGAAAATCCAATGCTTTTGTAATTTTTTTGGGTGTAACAATAGTAACTAAGTAATCTTTATCTTTGCAGATATTCTTAGCTAACTTATCAGTATCTACTTGGTGCTGAATAATTAAGCTTAAAGTATTAAATATCTTCCTTGCGGTACTAGATTTAATTTGAGCTTTTAGGATCTTATTTTTTAAGTAATCTATAAACTCAAATACCTTATGCTTATCAATAGTTCTTATATCTACATTTTCAAAAAAAGGTAAAATGTGATTGATATAAAAGCTACTATATTCAGCAACAGTAGAGGGTTGGATTTTATTTTCTAACTGTTTGTATTTTTGGTGCTGCATAAAAGCTATATTAGCTTCACTTAAAAATACTTGTGAGGATGATGTTTTAAATACACCAACCTCAGTTACTTTTTCTTTAGCTAATGACTCTAATACAGATTTATTTTTATGGGATATAAACTTAACTTTACCATCTATACCCCAATAAGAATAACGCCATATTCTTTTACCATTTTTTTGTACTGGTCTAATTTGTAGTTCCATTATGCACCCCCTCTGTTAGTTAAAACATTGTCAGCACCATAATATTTTTTTTCATTAATTGAGTCTAATCGGTCAAGCAAGTTACTAGATTTTAGTAATGCGATAGATTTTTCAGTTCTGCTATTTTTTAACTGTCTAATAGTTTTTTCTGGTTTAAATCCTAAGTGTATTAAATTTTCAATTAATAGCTTAGCAAGTTCTTTTGATTGATATTTTTTCTCATAATGAAGTTGCAACATTCTAGCTGGAATAACTTTTTTATCATCACAACTTTTACAACACTCACCATACAAACTTACAGGGTGTGGGTTATTACCTAAACCCTCAAAGTCATTTCTACATATTACACAATTGTTAGTCATTTTTCTCTCCTCTATTATTTAAGTTATAACAATGTTATACTATACCTATAACAGTATTGCAAATAATCAATTGGTGTTATTTCCCTTATTTCCCAATCATTTTGTAATCGGTATTTCCAAAGTATAGCTAGCAAGGGTATAAAAAAGGTATAGAACGCAATGATTCTATTTATATTTTGGGCATAAAAAAAAAGCCGAAAAGAATCTTGCGATTCAATTCGGCTATATATATAAGCTTTTTCACAATGCCCTTGTAGCTCAGTTGGTAGAGCAATTGATTTGTAATCACTAATAACAAT